AGTAATTTGAAAGTAGTAACCATCCCAGCTTATTTCTGATTTAACTTTAGTCATTTATTTCTCCTTGATTAATTAAAATTACCTAACTACAACTCTATTTTATTCTCGCTTTAATTTTGAGTCAAGCATTTTCGTATCAAATAAACAATTTATTTAAGCATATTACTTATTCCTTTAAAGCATAAATAAATCAACAGATTATGTAAACTTCCTAGTTATTTTTTAGTGACCGATAATTGCGTTAATGTCAAGCCCTGTTGTGTAGATTTGTGGAGTCTTGTGTGATCCTGTGGAGTTCTATGAGGCTACTTCGCAAACACATCCTCCTCCCAGATTAATAAACCCCCTGTGGATAAAATGTTAATAACCTGTGGATGAATTGTGGACAACTTTTAAAGCTATGTAAATGCGAATCATTATCATTTACAAAGTTAAATAAGAATCATTCTCATTTAGCAGATTGTGGATAACTTGTGGACGAAATGTGGATAACTTTGATGGGGGATAGGTTGTCACTCTGAGTGTTATATAATTAACACCCTAACAGACACAAAAAAAGTGAAAATGAAAAGAGGATTTACCTCTAAGAACCTCTAAGGACCGATAAGAACCTCTAAGCACCGCTAAGGGACGTTAACGGACGTTAAGAACTGATAAGCTCATTTAGAACTAAGGAGAATAAGTACCCTACAAAAAAAAGCATACAAGAATAAGTAAAATATGCTAGGATACCTCCTTTATGTAGCCTAAGAGGAATTATGAACAATGATTACCGTCATTGACCCTCTAAACCTACATAGATATCTAATTAGAGGATAAACTTTGTCTGATAAGGATAATGTCCCTAAAAAAAGGGGTCGCGGTAGACCGAGAAAGACTGAGGTTGAGGCTAAAAAGAAAAGAAATAAGGTTGGTAGACCTGCTGGAGAAGCGTCCAGAATAAAAGAGTTTCATGCTAGGCTATTAGCTACTAGCGGTGAGACTGTGATTAATACGATCATCACCAAAGCTCTTGATAATGATGACAAAGATCAGGTTGCTTGTTTGAAGATGTGTATTGATCGAGTGCTGCCGATGTCTTACTTTGACAAGGGTAAGGATGCAGGTAGAGGTAGTGTCAACATTCAGATATCAATGGTAGGTGATAAGCAAGCTGAAGTCATTGATGAGGAAGTAACTGATGTAGAGTTTGAGACCGTAGATGTCAGACCTGAAGATTAGTTTACTTCCGTGGCAGCAAGAGGTTTGGACAGATGACTCTAGGTTTAAGGTCATAGCTGCTGGTCGTAGGACAGGTAAGAGCAGACTGGCTGCGTGGAGATTGATAGTTTCTGCGTTAGAGGCTGATAAGGGTCATGTCTGGTACATAGCCCCTACGCAGCAACAGGCTAGAGACATTATGTGGCAGCAACTGTTAGAGCTAGGCAATCCAGTGATAGCAAGCAGCCACGTTAACAATATGCAGTTAACACTGATTAATGGTTCTGTCATATCATTAAAAGGTGCTGATAGACCAGAGACGATGCGAGGTGTAGCTTTAAAGTTTGTTGTACTCGATGAGTATGCAGATATTAAACCTACAGTGTTTGAACAGATTCTTAGACCAGCGTTAGCTGACTTAAAGGGTCAGTGTGTCTTTATCGGTACACCTAAGGGACGTAATCATTTCTACGATCTCTACAAGCTGGGTAAGAAAGAAGTTAAGGACTGGAAGTCGTGGCATTTTACTAGCTTTGATAATCCACTGCTAGATAAAGAAGAAATTGAAATAGCTAAAGAAACGATGTCTACGTTTGCGTTTAGGCAAGAGTTCATGGCTAACTTTGAAGCACCACAGTCAGACATATTTAAAGAAGAATGGGTGGTAGTAAGAGATAAAGACGATGAGCCAGAGAATGGTACTTACTACATGGCTGTGGACTTAGCAGGTTTTGAGAACGTCTCAAAGCAAGCCAGTAACAAAAAGAAGTACCTAGACCAAACGTCTATAGCTATTGTCAAGGTAGGAGACGATAACAAGTGGTGGGTAGACAAGGTTGATGCAGGAAGGTGGGATATAAAAGAGGTATGCGAGAGAATCCTAAAGCACACCCAGTTATACGGCATTCAGGTAATTGGAATAGAAAAAGGTTCTTTGATGAGAGCTGTTATGCCCTACTTAACCGAGATGATGTTAAAACAAAACATCTACCCAAGAATAGAAGAAATAGCGATAGGTAACAGAAGCAAGGTAGACAGAGTCGTAGGTGCTTTACAAGGTAGGTTCGAACATAAGCAGGTAGAACTTTGTGATGGTGACTGGGTTAAAGAGTTTAAAGACGAGCTGCTTAACTTTCCTACTACTGGTGTGCATGATGACATGGTTGACTCAGTAAGTTTAATTGCTCAGATAGCTAATGCAGTGATGTACTTTGAAGATTTAGATGATGATTACGAACCCTTAGACTGGATATCAGGATATTAATATGCCTAAGAATGAACCAGAATTTATAGATAGAATAAACAATCCACAGAACTATCCTTACATTGACAAGACAGAAAAAGGTGCGTTCATGGATCAAGAAAGATACGCTACGCATTTAATGTCAAACACAACAGTAGATGGTAGACCTATAGCTTTTCCTATGATCCAATATATGCCTGAAACTGGAGAGCTTTACGAGTTTAAAGACTTTAAAAACGCTTTGGATCATGCTATGCGTACAGGAAATTTTAAAGAGTTTAAAACAGAAGATGAAGCACTAGACTACGCTAAGAATTATAAAAAAGGTACTCCACTAGAGAATTTTAAGGTAGGGAAATAATATGGCTGAAAACTATAATACAGATTTCATGGAAGAAGAAGCACCTGAAACACAAAGTGAGAAAGAGCTGGTGTCTTTCGTGGTTGACCACTGTGACAAGTGGAGAGACTGGAGAGACTCTAATTATGAAACCAAGTGGGATGAATATGAAAGGATATATTATGGAGTTTGGGCTGCGGAAGATCGTACAAGGGACAGTGAGCGTAGTAAAATCATTAGTCCTGCCACCCGTCAAGCTGTTGATAACAGGGTTGCGGAAACTATGGAAGGCTTTGCTGGATCCGGAAAACTGTTTGAAATAAGTGATGACGGATTAGATCAAAACAGTGCAGATGTTGAGCTTATGCAGTCTCTTCTACTAGAAGACACGCATAACAACGCTTACATCAACAACGTATCATCGATTGTTAAACTAGCAGAGCTGTATGGGACAGGTGTAGGGGAAGTTTTAGTTCAAACAGAGCTAGAACGTGTCCCTACTACCCAAGAAATGCCAGAACAAGGCATGGCAGAGGTAGGAGTTACTGAAAGAGAGAAGGTAACAGTCAAAGTTAAGCCTGTTCACCCTCGTAATCTCTTAGTAGACCCAAATGCTGACTCAGTTGATGAATCTTTAGGCGTAGCTGTTGAAGAATACATCAGTTACCATCAAATAGTGCGTGGAATGGCTTCTGGGGTCTATAAAAAGGTAGATATCGAGCCATATTATGAAGATGACGATATAGAACCGTCTAAACTTGAAGCAACCGAGTATCAAGACGATAAAGTTAAGGTAATTCGGTATTATGGGCTGGTTCCAAGAGATTTATTAGAATCTTCAGGTGAAGTAGAGCAAAAAGCAGAAGAATTGTTCCCAGATGACGATGAAGCTGCTGAAATGGCTGATTTAGTCGAGGCTGTCATCGTTATTGCTAATGATTCTCAACTTTTGAAGGCAGAACGCTCTCCATACATGATGGAAGACCGTCCAATCGTCATTTATAGACCTGAAGTGCGTCCTAAGCTGTTCTACGGAGTTGGAACAGTTGAGAAGGCATATAACATGCAAAAAGCTGTTGACGCTCAACTACGCTCTCATATGGACTCCTTAGCACTAACAACTGCACCTATGATGGGCATAGATGCAACAAGATTACCGAGAGGTATGAAGTTTGAAGTCAGAGCTGGTAAAAACATACTGACTAATGGCAATCCTGCAGAAATATTACAACCGTTTAAGTTTGGGAGTACAGACGCTTCTAACTATGAAACAGCAAAAGGTTTTGAAGCAATGCTGCTGCAAGCAACAGGCACACTAGACTCGGCAGAGTTGGTCAAGAGTGCAGCAGGAGGAGGACAGAACAACGGAATGGGAATGTCTTTAGCCATGTCTGCTATCGTTAAAAAGAACAAGGTAGCGATGGCATCGTTTCAGGATGACTTCATCATACCGATGGTTAAAAAGGTTGCGTATCGATATATGCAGTTTGACCCAGAACGCTATCCGATGAAAGACTTCAAGTTTACTACGATGTCTTCTATTGGTGCTTTAGCCAGAGAGCATGAGCAGCAGCAGTTGATTGGTTTGTTACAGACACTAGGACCAAAGTCTCCTATTGTCCCTGTCATTCTAAAGAGCATCGTGTCTACCTCTGGTCTGTTAAACAGAGAGCAGTTAATGGCTCAGTTAGAGCAAATGTCGCAGCCTAATCCACAGGCTCAAGAGATGCAGATGCAAGCACAGCAAGCTCAGTTGCAGTACCTCGCAGCCCAGACTGCTGAGTTACAGGCTAGAGCGCAAGAGTCTATGGCTGATGCTCAAGAGGCACAGGCGAATGCTCAGAAGATAATGGTTGAGGCTTCTCTGATGGAGGACAAGGTTAAGACTGACATGATTAGAAACTTGTCAGCTAACATTAAAGATGAGGACACTGAAGAGTTTCAGAAGAGAGCTAAGATTGCTGATCTGATGATTAAAGAAAAAGATATTGAATCAAAAGAGAGGATAGTTGATAAGCAAATGCAAGAGAAAAGGATGACTCAATAAAGAGAGGGGCTTACGTCCCTTTTTTTAATTGTTCTTTTGACTTGTCGATGTAACCTTTATCAACAATCATTCTGGCTAGTTTCCACTCCATGATTGCGTGTTCCGCACAGTGATGTGTTTTCCAGTTTTTGTTTCTACGTTGATGTATTATTCCCATCAAATGACCAAAGTCATGAACTAAAGCTGCCCAGTTTCTTTGAGTGTTGATTGACAGCACACCTCTCCGAACCCAGTTAGATCTTCTACCTGCTGTCTTAATAATTTCAAAAGGAAATCTTTGTTTAGGAAATTCAGATTTCCACATTGCTTTTGCTGCTCTTGAAGCTGTCTTAAAACAAATACGATCTTCTTTCCACGATACGTTATCGTGCGAGGTTTCACCAACGCTTGTCCATACTTGATCGGCTTTTTTGTACCACGCCATTGCTTCTTTTGATACTTTCATTTTCTTAAACTCCTTTCAAGAAGTTGGTTAATGTTTTTGGCAAGCCTTCCGAGTAGGTCCAAGAAGCAAACTCTCTTGCTAACCTTTTTGCTTTTGGGATACTACCCTCGAAAGTCTCAAAGCGGTCAGCTATTTTGTTATCCACTTTTACGACTCTGATCGGTGTAGTCAGTACAACTGCCTTAGTCCATTTTCTACCTCTCTGACCAACTAGCACTAATCTAACTGTGTTGTCGAAGTGGCGTGTTCTAATTAATTTCATTTTGAATCTCCTAGTTGTTGTGTGTTTCTCAAGTGTTGAATCTATTTTAAGACCTAATTTCACAAAAGTAAATACTTTGTACAATTCTTTTGTTATATAAATACGATTTTTTATAATAAAAAGTTATATAAGCAAATAATTTAGACAAACTGTTCTATTTGTGGTAGGATAAGCCTCAATTAAATAGGAATGATTCTTATTTACATTTACAGGAGAACTCCCTTTGGATAAAGAACTCCAAGAGTATTACGAAGAACGATTCAACATGATGGGAACAAAAGGTTATGAAGATTTGTTGACAGATGTTGAAAGAATGATTGAAGAAAGAAACAATCTAATGGCTACGCAAAGCCTTGAAGATTTAAACTTTCGTAAAGGACAGCTAGACGTTTTACATTGGATTAGAACTCTCAAAAAACTTTCTGAGGAAGCGTGGGAGCAACTAAACAATGAGTAAACGAATGTTTGAATTTAGGTGTGGCGAAGGTCATACCACAGAAGAATATATTGACTCAGAGGTAAACGCTATTGAGTGTCCTGTTTGTCAGTGTATGTCACTTCGTATTATCTCAGCACCGCGTATTGCGCTTGAAGGAATCACTGGTGATTTTCCTACAGCAGCCGATGCTTGGGCTAGAAAACACGAAGAAGCAACAAGAGTCGCTGAAAAACGCAGAGGCTGAGCGTCCAGTGGCATTTTTTATATCCTATAATCACATAGTGACAGGAGTTTTTATATATGGCTAAGTTTGAAGATCCGTTACAAGAAAACCTTGACTTTACACCTGATGAGGTAGGTGAAGAATCTAAAGAAGAGCAAGTAGAAGCACAGGCTCCTGAAGAGCAAGTAAAAGCTGTTCAAGAACAACCTGAATTACCTGAGAAATATCGAGGTAAGTCTTTTGAAGATGTTGTCAAAATGCACCAAGAGTCTGAGAAACTTATAGGAAAGCAAGCCAGAGAAGTAGGTGAGCATCGTAAGTTTTTTGATGAAATGACAAAACGTGAACTTCTTAAAAACAAAGCGACAGACCAGCCTGTAGTTGAGGAAGACCCTAACGATACATTTTTTAAAGAACCTACGGCAGCAATGGATGCTCGCATTAGTAATCATCCAGCTATTAAAGACGCTCAAGAGGCTGCTTTAATGGTAAAAGCTCAAGCTGCTTTACAACAGTTACAACAACAGTTTCCTGATTTTAAAGAGACAGTGAATACCTCTGAGTTTAAAGAGTGGATAAACGGTTCTCCAATCAGACAAAAACTACATAAACAAGCTAACGAAGGTTATGATTTAGAAGCTGCTTCTGAACTTATTAGCACTTGGAAGGCTATTTCAAATGTTAAAAGTAATTCAGAATTACAGCAACAAATCACTCCTGATTCTCAAGAATCTAGAGTTAAGTCTTTAAAAGCTGCTGCTGTTGATACAGGCTCTGCTTCAATCGGTTCTAAAAAGAAATATAGTCGGAAGGCTTTTCAAGAGCTACTTATAAGAGATCCGCAAAAATACTATGCTAACGCAGATGAAATCCTTCTCGCTTATGAGGAAGGAAGAGTCTATTAAATGAAAAGGAAATAAGAAATGGCACTAGGTACTAATAATGTAACAACCACTACCGCAGCGAAGTTCATCCCTGAGATTTGGAGTGATGAGATTGTTGCAGCATACAAGGCTAATCTTGTCGCTGCTAACTTGTTCTCCAAGATGTCTTTTAAAGGCAAAAAAGGTGATGTGCTTCACATTCCTAAACCTACTCGTGGTGCAGCGTCTGCAAAGGCAGCATCAACTCAGGTAACGCTTATTGCTGCAACTGAGAACGAGGTTCTGGTCAACATCAACAAGCACTACGAATACTCACGTTTCATTGAGGACATTGTTGAGACACAAGCTCTTAGCTCTCTACGAAAGTTCTACACTGATGACGCTGGTCATGCTATTGCTAAACAAGTAGATACTGACTTGATTCAGCTAGGTCGTACTGCTGGTTCAGGTACTGCGTACTCTACAGCATCTTCAACTACTAACGCATTCATTGGTTCTAATGGAACTACTGTCTATAACTCTTCATCTTCTAATGCTGCTGCATTGGCTGATGCAGGTATCAGACGTTCTATTCAGCGACTTGACGATGCTGACGTTCCTATGACAGATCGTTTTTTAATTGTTCCACCTACAACAAGAAATACTCTCATGGGTATTGACAGATTTAGTTCTGAGTCTTTTGTTGGTGAGCAAGGACAAAACAACACGATCCGTAATGGTCAGATTGGTGATCTCTATGGTGTTAAAGCCTTTGTGACAACCAACGCTGACTCAGGTGCTGGAAGCTCTGGTGCTGACCGTATTTGTCTCATGGCTCATAAAGATGCTTTCTGTCTTGCTGAGCAGATGGGTGTACGTTCACAGACCCAGTACAAGCAAGAGTGGCTTGCAACATTGTTCACATCAGATATGCTTTACGGTGTAGCTGAGCTTCGTGACGATGCTGCTGTAGCTCTCGCTGTTCCTGCTTAATTAAGTAGGTTGTAATATCTCCCTAGACTCACAAGGTCTAGGGAGTTTCATTATTGTCGTTCATCCATTAGGACGGAAGTAGGGAAACCGAAGGAACGCATCTTTCTTTAAGAGGAGGGTGTTATGTCTTGGCAAGACTTCTGCCGTAAGCGTGAACTAGATAACCACAAGAAACAACAAATACTTAAACTACGACAAAGGAAACACTATGTGGACTAAGCCTGAATACACTGAGATGAGATTTGGTTTTGAAGTCACGATGTATATCGCAACTAAGTAAGGAAATAAAATGGCTATATGGAGAGGGGCTGGAGGATCAGGAGATGCTACAACAGACGCTGCTAATCAAGCCTCCGTAGCCTCTGATAAGGCAGCAGAAGCAGCTAGTTCGGCTACTGCTGCTGCTGGTTCAGCTACTGCTGCTGCAACGTCAGCATCTGATTCTTCAACATCTGCTATTGCATCCGCAAGTTCTGCTACAGCGTCTGCTAGTTCTGCTACAGCGTCTGCATCTTCTGCAACGGCTGCTGCTAGTTCGGCTACTGCTGCTGCTGCATCTTTTGATTCTTTTGATGACAGGTACTTAGGCGCTAAGTCATCTGCTCCTACCGTTGACAATGATGGTAATGCGTTAGCTGAAGGAGCAATGTATTACGACACTGTTGATGACATTATCTATGTCTGGAATGGAACAACATGGCAAACCATTACAACAGGTAGTGGTGGACTAGAGGCTGCTAATAACTTATCTGATGTAGCAAGTGCAGCAACATCAAGAACTAATCTTGGTTTAACTATAGGCTCTGACGTACAAGCACACTCTGCTGTACTCGATGCTACTACTGCATCTTATACTACTGCTGAAGAAACTAAGTTAGCAGGTATTGAGACTGCTGCAACAGCAGATCAAACAGGTGCTGAGATTAAAGCTGCCTATGAGTTAGAAGCTAATGCGTTTACTGATGCACAGTTTACTAAACTAGCTGGTATAGAAGCATCTGCTACTGCAGATCAAACTGCTGGTGAGATTAAGACTGCATACGAGAGTAACGCAGATACTAATGCGTTTACTGACGCAGAACAAACAAAGTTATCTGGTATTGAAGCCAGTGCTGATGTAACAGACGTAGATAACGTTACTGCTGCTGGTGCGTTAATGGACAGTGAAGTCACTAACCTAGCACAAGTTAAAGCATTTGATACAACAGACTATGTAGCTAAGACATCTGCTACAGGCTCTGCTGAGATGCCAGCAGGTACAAC